GTGTAGGGGGGGGTTGCAAGGGGGGGATCGGAGCGATCGGGGAGCCTAATCACACCCTCCAAATCGAGTGCAAGCCCAGGTCAACATACGAAGCGCAATTCCTGTATTGCCTGGTCCTTGTGGTGATCGCTCAACCGGCGTACAGTGCGGCTTCCCGTGGTGCGAACACCACCACGGCGACAACCGAACCGCACCCCCGACGAAGGGCCTCTCTGTGTCTGTGCACCCCGAACTTGCCTTGATCTCTGCCGTCCTCCGTACGAAAGACGTGTTCACCGCCATCGAGAAGGGGGTGACCGATCAGGTGATGCTCGACTTCACCGACGAGTGGCGTTGGATCACGAGTTACGCCGCCAGCCACGGTCGCTGTCCCGACAAGTTGACCTTCAGGACCAAGTGGCCCGGCGTCACCATCAAGAACGTGGACGACGTGGGCCACTGGTCCGAGGAGGTGATCGCTGCCTGGGTGGTCGACCGCACCAGCACGGCCATGGAGCACACGCTCGATGAGCTGACCGCAGGCCGCAACCCCAGCGTGGTCGTAGACGAACTCCAGCGCCAGCTCGTGACCATCCGGGCCGTCACCGACCGAGCCTGTGACCACGAGGTGATCGCCACCGTCAACGGCGCACTGACCGAGGTCACCCAGCGAGCTGAACGTCGTCGTGAGCGTGGTCTGCCGGGTGTGCCGACGGGCTGGCCCACGCTCGACACGGCACTCGGCGGTTGGCTGCCGGGCTGTATCTACGTGGTCGGGGCTCGTCCCGGCGTCGGCAAGTCCTGGTTGCTCGTCAAGTCGGCTGCGCAGGCCGTCATGGCCGGGCACACCGTGCAGTACAACGCTCTGGAGCAATCAAGCAACCAAATCGCCTTCCGAGCCCACCACTTGCTGGCCGAGATGACCGGCCAGAACCTGGTCGAGGCGCATGACCTGATGACCGGCCGAGCTGATCCCGAGGGCTACCGGCTGTTGCTCGACCACCTCAGCTCCGAGGTCCCTGGACGGCTGTGGGTCAACGACACGACCCGAGGTCGGGTCTCGCCCATGTCGATCGCAGCGCAAATAGAACGCAACCAACCCGATGTGGTGTTCGTGGACTACTTGCAACTAATGGACCTGACCCGAGACTGGCAGGCCCTCGGTGCCGTCGTCGGTGAGCTGAAGCTGATCGCCGAGCGGTACCAGGTGCCGATCGTGGCGGCGAGCCAGCTCAACCGAGCGCTCGGTACGTCCCGTGAGCCACCCGGTTCCGAGGCGTTCTCGGGCTCGGACTCGATCGGTCAGGACGCCGACGGCCTCGTGACGCTGACCAAGTGGTCCCGCCGCACGCTGAAACTCAGGCTCGCCAAGCACCGCCACGGTCCCGACGGCCACCGCTGGTGGGCTGCCTTCGAGCTGACCAAGGGGCGCATCGCCGAAATCACTGCCGATGAGGCCCAGCGCCTGGTCGATGCTGACCGTGACGACGATGACGAAGTGGAGGTGTCCTGATGAGCATTCTCGACGACGACTGCTACGACAAGGACGGCAACCCGATCACGTACGCCGAGTATCACCGGCTGCGCTGGCTGGACTACGAGCCCGGCTCCTCCGAGGGCTACTACCGGGTCGCACTCACGTGCTTCCCCGACGGTACGGATCGCAAGACCGCCGATTGGTGGGTGAGCACGGTGTGGCTCGGCCTCGACCACAGCTTCGGCATCGGGCGGAGGAAGCCGCTGATCTTCGAGACGAAGGTCTTCGGTAAGGGAGTGCCCGATGGCCTTGATGACCCGATGTGGCGCTACACCACGCTCGATGAGGCCATCCAAGGGCATCAGGATGTCGTCAGCCTCGTCCAGGCCACGCTGGAGGCATCAGAGGTCCGTAGCAAGCTCCCGGAGCCCTCGTGAACTTCCCCGACTGGGTGTCGAGTCACCTCGAAGTGAGCGCCCGCCAGGAGGACGGCGAGTGGACCGTGCGCTGCCCGTGGCACGGCGGGGTGTCGATGCGGGTCAACGTGCACAAGGGGCTGTTCCTGTGCAACGGCTGCGGGGTCAGCGGCAACCACAAGGTGCTGGTGCAGTCATTCGGGTCCGAGATGGCCGTGCTGAATCGTGCCGAGGCACTCAAGGCCAAGCTCGGCAACCTTCACAGCCACGAAACCATCCGGGTCTACCCGAAGTCGTGGCTGGCCCGGTTCGCATCCGGCAAGCCCCACGAGTACTGGTCCGAGCGTGGTCTCTCCGACGAGATTGTGGCCGAGCACATGCTCGGCTGTGATCCCGCCACCAACAGCATGACGATCCCGCTCTGGCACCTCAACGGCAACCCCATCGGGGTGATCCGGCGTCGCCTCGATCCCGAGGCCAAGCCCAAGTACCTGTACCCGAGCGGCTTCAAGCTCCGCACCCACGTGTGGAACCTCCACCGCCACCTCGCCTCGAAGCAGGTCGCCCTTGTCGAGGGGTCGCTCGATGCCGTGGCCATGGAGGATGCCGGGGTCCCTGCGATCGCTCTGCTGGGCTCTCGGCTCTCCGATCTCCAGGCCAAGGCGATCCGTCAGTCGGGCATCACCGAGGTGGTGATCTGCACCGACTGCGATGCCGCTGGCGAGAAGGTCATGGCCGACGTGGGAATGCTCGGCCGCATCAAGGTGTCGGTCGGTCTGTACGGCGACTGGAAGGGCAACGACCCCGGCAGCCTGACTCCCGACGAACGGATGCAGCTGTTCTTGGACCGGCTCCCGCTGCGCATGTACCTCTCCTCCGTCTCGGGGGAATAGACAGGCCCCCGTCGAGGTTGTACACTATGCCACGACAGGAAGGGGGCGACATGGCCAAGCCGATGAGCGACAAGCAGGAAGCCTTCCTGCGCAAGCTGGCCAGCGAGCGTCTGGCACCCGGCACTGACCGCTCGATCGTAGAGGCGAACGGTGCCGAGTGGCTGGAGCGGATGCTCGGGCAGCTCAACATCGTCAGCGCTTCTCCCATCATCGACGCATGGCTCAAGCTGCCGAAGGTGGTCAAGACGAAGCCGGTCCACGTTCCGCTTGACCTCGATGACATCCCGCTGGGGATGCACGTCGGGATGGACGGCGAGTTCTACAAGGTCGGCAAGACCCGTAAGGGCCACGTCGTCGCCAAGCGTCTCGACCCGAGGCTCGTCGCCTCGACGGGCAACAAGCGTGGAGCCTTCCTGTACGTCGGACAGACTCCGTTCCGCAGCAAGATCATCACCGTCGACACCGTGATGACGGCGGCGCAGGCGGCTCAGTTCGGTGGGACGTGGGGGTTCTGCGTCAACTGTGCGGCCCAGCTCGATGACCCTCGCAGCGTGGCAGCGGGCTACGGCCCGGTCTGCGCTCGCAACAACGGCTGGCCGTGGGGGAACCAGAAGACGACTCGCCGCAAGGCGGCGGGCGACCAGGTGACTCGCCGCACGGCAGCCCCCAATGCAGTGATCATCAGCAACGTGATGCAGTGATCCAAGGAAGGAGGCACCATGCTCAGCGACAAACGCCAGCACGTGGTGATCGTGTTGACAGGCAGCCGAGCGAGCCCCGGCCGTTCGGAGCGCTACCTGTTCGGCCCGATGCCGGAACTGCACGCCGTGCTGTTGGCGCAGATGACCGAACTCTCCTGGAAGAAGAAATACTCGCACCAGGACCGCTGGGTGGCCGCTGTGGCCGTCCCGGTCGAAGACGGCAACCTCTCGGCGAGGGACGTGCTGGCCCACGTCGGCATTGACATCACTGACGTGAAGAAGAAGGAGGAGACGGTATGACCGTGCACCCCGATGACCGCTGGCTGGTCACGATCGGATACGGCACCGACCCGCCGTTCAGCCACGAACGGGTGATGGTCGAGACCGAGGCCGACGCCATGCGGCTGGCCAAGGAAGCGATCGACCGCTCGGGCGTTGCCTGGGCCTGGGTCGACTGGGTTCCGGGCTACGAGCTGGAACAACCGTACGAGCAATTGGTGTTGGCTGTCCAAGTGTGATAGGCTAGCTACGCCGCTACAGGAAGGGGCCAACATGAGTTTCTTGCGAACGCAAGGTGAGTTCGGGGCGATCGTTGACTATCTCCGGTCCCTCGGGCCGAGGGAACACCGGGGGCTGATCTGGTCTCACGGCGAACCCCTCATCACCAACGTCATCGGGTACTTGACGGGGGTGGACACAGAGCCGAGGCCACGAAGCGGAAAGACCCGTGCCGACGTGGCCATGCAACAGCACATCGCCTACCTGATGTCCGAAGGCCAGCGTCAAGGGCACTTCGAGGTCGTCAAACCCACCAAGAAGTCGGCCATCCAAATCCTTCGGCTGCCGGGTGCCACCGAGCCCATCTCGGTGACCCAAGCGCTCGCCCGAAAGCGATCGTTGGAGCGCTACGAGGCCGAGCCCGAACCCGAAGTCAAGGAGGCCGTCGGCCCGCTGATCCCGGTGAGCTTCACGTTCCGTGACCCCGGTCCCGAGGACGCCGAGTGGATGGCCGAGCTTCAGCCGGAACCCGAGGTCTCGGACGACTCGCCCATCGACTACCGCAAGCTGGCCGATGAGTTGCTGATGCAAGTCCTCGGGATCGTGGCGGCAGACGGCGGTCAGGCCGAAGCCTTCCGCCAGCTTCGACTCGACCACGAACAGCTCCTCGGCGAGCGAGCTGAACTGGAGCGCAACTTCGAGCGGGCTCTCGCCGAGATTCGCCGACTCAAGGCATCTGGCAAGACGGTCGGTGACCGCATCTCGCCCGAGCAACTGGCTGCGCTCAAGGGCGTGGTCGACCGCACCACCTAGCTCTCCCTCCCCGAGGGAGTGAGGCCCCCGGTCTTGGGTTCTGGCCGGGGGCCTCGCCATGTCCTCAGACGCCCGTAGAGGCCCCTCTGAGCGCCGCTAGGGGTCTCTCCGGTATCTGGTACCGGAAGGGGGTCTGCGGGGCTAATGCAACGGATTTGCTGGTCTTCGGGGGCAGCTCCGCAGGAAGGGGGTGCGGAACTACCCCCGAAGCCTCGGTGGCCCCTACTCGTCCGAGGGCCGATTCCCAATCGGCGTCTTATTGGCCAGCACCGAGAGCACAACGGCGAGCGCCGGTGCTCCTACTGCCCACCCGGCGTCTTCCATCGCATCGAGGACCTGTGTCCCGATTGCGACGAGCGCAGCCAGTGCGGCGATTACCATGCGGAAATTCCGGCCGACTGATGCGTCGAGTACCCAGCGAGGGTTCATTTGCTTGCTCCTTGGTAGGGAACGGCGTGCCCAGCGTCCAGCAGCGCCTGACCGAGCGAGGCTGGCGGGGTCGTGTTGCGGTCCCTGACCTCGGCGAGCCAACGCCCGTACTTGTCCCTTCCGATGCACCACACGACGATGCTGTCCTCGTGGGTGAGCAACCAGTCCTTGGTGAAGCCGGTGGCGTCGACGTAGCCGTCCTCGCCCCGCTCCGGTGTGTTGACGTAGAGCACCCGGAACCGCTCGGTGATCGTGAGCCGGAAACCGATGTCGATGGTCGCCTCGATCGTGTCCCCGTCGATGGCCTTGGCCGAGAAGACCGGGAACTCCCGTGGCGTGAACTTGACGGTCATGGCTCCCCCGTGAGCCAAACCAACCAGATCAGGACGCACAGCACCACTGCCACACACCACCCGAGGCGCACGAGTTGGCGCTCGCTCACGGGGCCAGCCCTTCCTCAAGCTGTTGCTGGATGTTGCTCAGGTGCAACTCGATCTTGGCGAACTGTTCCCGGTCCTCGGAGATGTGCTGCGTGACGGTGCTGAACACCTCCGTCTGCGTCTCGGCCATCTTCTTGGTCCGGTCCACCAGGCTCTCCCCGCCGTTCCCCGTCTCGAACTCCTTGACCACCTGTTCGAGCTTGGGTGCCAGGTCGGCGAGCTGATCGAGGGTGTGGGCCGTCCGACCCATTGCCACCAGGCCCTTGCCGAACGGCATGATGATCTTTTTCACGATGACACCGATGGCCGTGAGCGAAGCGGCGATCGCCGTGATGATCGCAGCGAAGTGGACAATGGGTTCCTCCACGTCGGTTCCTTCCGGCCACCACGGGCCATTACGCAAACCTCAGTCCTTGGGTGCGCTTGCCGCCCTTCTCGGCAGCGAGGAACACGTTCGTGGCGGTCGGGTGGGGACCGATGGCCTCGGCCTCGAACGGCAGCACGACTTCCCTACCCGGTGTGCCGGTGGCCCCGAGGCGGATCATCGCCCCGTTGACGCCCCGCACCGTGCGGTTGTCGGGCAGCAGCCTGGCGAACATGCCGGTGGCCGGGTTGGTACCGATGTCGGGATGCCAGACGATGCGCATGGCATGAACCTCCTGAGCTGATCCGGGGAGGTGCGATGCCACCTCGTTGATGAACCACGTCCACGGGAAGTTGGGACCTGGGTCCCAGTGGCCCTCGTTGGGCAGGCCGAGGCGCTGGGCAGCGAGGGTCACGTCGATGTGACCGAGGAGCCCGCCTTGGCGCTTCACGTCGAAGGACGCAGAGGTCCTGGAGAGCACGTAGTCGTCGACACTGGCCCGACGCACCGGGATGCCGGTCACGAGGCTCAGAGCGGCGTACAGCGGCGCTGACTGGGTGGTCAGCATCTTCTTGCTGAACGGGTCCAACCAGTCCGCACTGGTCTGCGCCGCCCGACCGGTGTGCTCCACCCCGACCGTGTTCCGGTTGCCCGAGGCGCAGTGGTAGGCGGTGTCCGTGATGTGCACGCACGATCTGGTCGAGTCGTCATCGACCCCGAAGTTGACCGAGCTGATCCGGTCCCAAGTGGCCGTGGCCGCCTGCCATTGCTCGGCCATCATGCTGTGTTCACTCGACTCCATCGAGTGGACCACGGCGAACTGCACCGGCATAAGCCGCCCGACCCGGTAGTGCGCAGCCTGGCGGTATGGGATGGCGTCGAGATACGCCTTGGCCTCGGTCACGTCAGCGAACACAGGCCCCAAGGCTAACGGGCTGCCCCTGAGGCTGGTGGCTCTAGCCCTTGACCGACCTGACCCGGACCTCGATGGTGCACTGGCTCACTGGCGCAGCGTTCGCTTTGGTGACCTTGATGGCGAGCGCCTGGTCCTTGCGCAGCGTCAGCGAGTTGAGGATCGGCCCGCCGTAGTAGCCGTCCCCGCCCAGGTCACGTGGCCCCCAGTACGTGTGCAGCCGTCCCGCTGGCAAGCGGTAAGGGGCATCGCTGCCCTCTTGGGCCACCTCATTCCACTGCCACACACCCGGTGCCAAGTCGGCCCAACCGAGCACGAACTCGTTGTCGGCGAAGGCACCGGCCTGGCAGGTGATCGCCACCCACAGGACTTGCGAGCGCCTCGTCGGCAGCACCGGGGCCTTCCAGCCCTCGGAGAGGGTTGCCTCGGTCCACGAGTACGACACCGAGCTGATCCCCGACTTCTCCTGGGCCTTGATGCGTTGCTCGGCGGCGAGGAAGCGACTCTTGAGGGTCTTGGGGTTCATGGGTACAGACTCGTGTCGGCGAGGGTCAGCGAGGCCATCTCGGAGCTGCCTTGGACCTGAACGGACCAGGAGGTGATCCGGTAGTCACCGAAGCGGGGCACACCCCAGTGGCTCGCATAGTCCCCCAGCTCCAGCCGCAGGACCACGCCGGGGTCGATCGACGGGATCGGGAAGATCGAGCTGATCGCCATGGACAGGCTCGGTTCGATGATCGGCTGGGAGCGGAACCGGCCCTCACGCAGCGCCATCGAGGTGAGCGTCCGCTGCACGTCGATGAGGGTACGGGGGATGTAGACCTCACGCAGCGGCCGACCGAGGTTGAACGTCGGTGGGGTGAAGCCGTCGCCCTTGGGGTACTCGCCCCGGAGTGCGTCTTCGCCAGGTCCCGACCCTTGGACCACGACGTAGGTCCCCGACTCGCTGCCGTCGATCGTCAAGCCGATGTTCTGGACCAAGGCCGAGTCGAGCGGTATCTCGAAGGCGGGGTCCCGATTGTTGAGTCGAGGTGATCCGAATGTGGCCTTGCGCCGCTCCCGGTTGTTCTGGTCCCAAGTGGACCTGATCGTGTACTCGAAGCCGAGGAAGCGGCCGTCCTCGTCGTAGTCCTGGGTGGCGATGGCCTGGATGACCTCTGCGATCGACCGGCCCTCGTAGGCCAGCAGCTCCCAGTTGTCATCAAGGGTGGCCCCGGAGCGCTGACTCGTGTCGACCTCGATGCGGTAGTTGGCATCCGGGCCATGGTGTGACGGCGACTGGGCGTAGGCCAGCACAGTCTGCGCCGCCGTGATCGTGTCGAAGCCGCTGATGTCGAGATCGTGGCGAAAGAAGCGTGCCCCCAGCCACGTGGTCCAGCTCACGGCGTTGAACTCGGCCATCTGCCGTTGGTAGTCGACCCGTGCGGTTGACACCGGTCCTGCCCACACGATGTCGGTGCCCCGGTCATCGGTGCGCTCCACCATGAAGACATGGCGGTTCGGTGCCGGGGACATCACCCGCTCCTCGTTGAGCGACATGGCTCCGCTGGCCTGGCCCTCGTCATTCATGCCCCGGCCGTAGGACACCCCGGCGAGCGGCAGCTCGTCAAGTGTGTCGCCGGTCAGGATGTCCTGGACCAGGTAGCGGTAGGAGACCATGGCTCAGGTCAGACCGAGGTAGACGCCTTGCATCCGAGCCGAGTTGTAGAACAGCGACGCACTGCTGTTCTGCCACACCGGCATCGAGATTCTCGGGAAGGATGCGCTGATCGAGACGATGACCGAGCCCGAGAGCGTGGTCTCGAAGTTGGCGATGCTGGCCACACGCTGGAGCACCCGGTCGGGGGTGCTGCCACCCCACGGCGTGCCGCTGGAGTCCAGTTCGATCCCGAGCGAGCGAGCCCCGGTGCTGTTCGTGTCGAAGTCGACCGCCCCGGTGATGAGCCACAGCCCGTAGAGGTTCGATGGGACGGTGACGTACACACCTGACGCCCACATGTTGTCGGTGTCCCAGCCCTCGGACCCCCA